AGACCTGATCCCAGACCTGAGCCCCGACCTGAGCCCCGACCTGAGCCCAGACCTGAGCCCCGACCTGAGCCCCGACCTGATCCCCGACCTGAGCCCCGACCTGATCCCCGACCTGAGCCCCGACCTGATCCCAGACCTGATCCCAGACCTGATCCCAGACCTGAGCCCCGACCTGAGCCCCGACCTGAGCCCAGACCTGAGCCCCGACCTGAGCCCGCGCTTTCCCGCCCACGGCTGTCATTGCGCCGATGATGATGTCTGGTGCGATTGCCTGGGCGAAAGCTCCCGCATATGGGGAGTCAACCCAGATGATGAATTGTGGTGCGGGGAGGTTTGCGGCTTTGTAGGCGAGTCGTACTCCGCGTTCGGCATCTGGTCGGTTGGCGGGTTGGGTGGATAGTCCACGGGCGAGCCATTCGTCACGAATTTTGGGTAGGAGCTCGAGTTGGGCGCTTGTGAGCGTTTCGATTTTTTTCATTTCGCGAGTGTCCAAACGATTGAGGCGCGCCCTGTAGTGGTGGGGCGGCGGGTGATGGTGGGGATGACGAGACCGGCTTTGGTCAGGTCGGAGCGGCGTTTGCGTGGTGAATCGAAGTGGGCTTCTGGGGAGGTGGTGTCGACAAAGAACCGGACTGTGAGCTCACTGTCGGTCATGGGTCCGAATCTCTGGAGCAGGTGGAGGACGTGCTCTGCGACTTCCTCCCGGTTTTGGTTGGAGTCGGCTGCGGCGTGACTGGTCAGCGGGTCGGTTTTCCGTGCCCGTGCCGTGTCGCGTTCCGCGACGATCTGTGGGAGGTTGTCGCCCTCGAACAAGGTCAGGTCGGTTGGGTCGGTCATGGTGATCACGACTCCACCCCGGACCCGATGCCCCGGTCAGCGAGCGCCCTCTTGCGTGCCTTCTCCGAACGACGGCGCGACACAGGAAGCCCAAGACGGTCGAACCCGGGAATCACGGCTGCGAACCACGCCCGCTCCTCAACCGGTGTCCCGACCTTCGCCGCGCGCTCGAACTTCACACCTGCGGCCTTGCGTGCTTTACGATTGGCGTTAGCCATTTGGAATCCTTCTTCCTTCTGGTTATGCCCCACGCGACGAACGTGGGGCTCTTACGTTTACAGGTGGGTTAGGCGTGTTGCAGCATCTTCGCGATAGCCGCATCCACCGTCACCGGGAGAGGTTCGGGTGAACCTGTTCCGGTGAGTTCCTTGAACAGGGCGATGATTTCCCATGCAAGGTCGATCTTGAATTTGGCCGCGTAGGCCGCGGAGGTCGCGTAGGCCGCGTAGGTCGCGGAGGCCGCGTAGGCCGCGGAGGTCGCGTAGGCCGCGGAGGTCGCGTAGGCCGCGTAGGCCGCGTAGGCCGCGGAGGTCGCGTAGGCCGCGGAGGCCGCGTAGGCCGCGTAGGCATTAGCTGCTGTTGGCTCCGCAATCCACTTCTCGGCCAGTTCGATGTAACCGAGCGCCTTCCCAGACGTGTCGAGGGGCAGCACCTTGCGGGCGGCGAACACCGCGCACTTGACGTACACGATGCGCAATTCCAGGGCGGTCAGTTTGTGGCTTGTCGTCCCCACCGTGGCATGCCCAAGGTCGAGGGCTGTGATCGAATCCTCTGGCGACAGCATGCCGTCAGGACCGGCAAGGGTGTCGTTGGCTCCCTGCACGATCCGGGACAGCATCTCGTCGGAGCAAGACGGGTAGTCGGTGATTTTCTTGTCGCCGTTCTCATACGAGACGACATTCATGGCGCAGCCCTTACCCGAGCCTTCTTGGTGGGAGCCGCGGGCGAGTTGCAGCGGGTGGAGGATGCGGTCGGTGTCAAGCAATGTGGTTCTCCTTCGTGAATGGTTTGCGGATGAAATCTGGGGTGGCAGCCCTGCGGGGGTTAGCGTTTCGGGAGTACGCCAGGGCTGCCTGCGTTCCAAGGGGTTCGGGCCAACTTGGAGCGCGACCGGATTTAGGGGTTATCCGGGGTCATGGGGGTTTTCTCCGTAGAGGCAGACAAACGCTTCGCGGAACGGTCGGTGAGGCCGAACGGGTTCGGGGCAACCACAGATGTGGTGTTGTCGGTGACGTACCGCTCGAGGGCTTCCACCGGGAAGGTGAGGAGTCGACCGGTTTGGATGGCACCAATCTTGTGCTGCCGAACCAACGCGCGGAGGCGACGCTCACCATCGATGCCGGGTTGGTTGAGGCGCAGATACTCGACCGCTTCAGGGAGGGAGAGGACAGTCACGCTGCAACCTCGATCCCGAGTAGTTCCGTTACACGAGACACGACTTCGGAGTATTTCTTCGTCAGCGGGAACGTCCGCCCAGTGATGCCTGTTCGGTCGTTCTGTTCGTAAACGTCCCAGCCGATCCAGACCTGCTCGTTCTTGCGCCACCATTGGTCGTGAACCTCGACTGTGCTATCACCGTGACGGATGGCGATGAAGTGAGCCGTGCGACCGGTGCCGCTACGGGCGGTGACGTGGCATTTGATGCCTGCTTCGTTGAGGCGCGCTTCGAGCTTCATCCAACTCGCCACGGTCGCGGCGCTCATGCTGCGACCTCGAACCATGACAGGAAGGGGACGCCGAGGGCATTGGAGACAAGACGGAGCTGGTGGACCGAGCAGTCGTCGCCGTTCTTCACCAACCGTTGCAATGTGGTGCGGGGGATCCCGGTTTCATCCGCTAGGCGGGTGAGGGGGATGTCGAGTTCGGCGCGAATGCGATCGATGCGATCAGCAATCTGCGGCTCTGCGGGAGTGACCATACGGACACTATTGCACAGATCGTGCCCGATTGGGCACTCTTTTGGGCAATCAGTTTGGCGGGATTCCCCATGCAGGAGAACGAAGAAAAGTCAATGCCCCAAAATGTTCACTTGTGCGAGTGCCCAAAATGGGCTTTAGTGTCCGTATGGTCACAGACATAACGGGCGACCCAGACAACGCCGCCCTCGCCTCTGCGCTCCTGGCGCAGAAAGAAGCAACCGGTATCAGCTACGAGGAGATCGCTAGGCTTTCGGGCCTCGGCTTACGAAGCGTGAAGCGCTACCTCCATGACGAGCGGGTGATGAGTATCGCCAAGGTCCGGGTGCTTACGAAAGCGCTTGGTGTTCCCTTTGGCAAGTTCATGGGCGAGCACGTCGCTGGCATCGAGTAACGCCGCCACATTCCAATTGTTCGCCCTTGCGAGGCGTACGAATTGGCCTGCGGGCATTTTCTCGATGTTCATGGTTTTCCTTGGGGGGTGGCGACACTCCCAGTAGTCGCGGGCCTTTGCTGTGACGTAACACGGAATCGGCTTGGTGCGACCTTACGTCTGTCTGCCAACCACGGATAGAGGGTTCTGAGAATCAATACAGAAACGTCCGCCCCCGTTATGGGGGTTCCCGCTAAACGTCTACCGGATACCCGTTAGAAGATTTGGGCGTTGGCCAGCACATTCCCCGCGATACGTTCACACCGTGCCAGCGGGGAGGAATGCGCAACCGGGACCGTTGACTTTCGCGGTCGCGGCAATCCTCCACAGCGCCTTCCTCGAGCTGCTGATCACGCAAGCTAAGTTCGGCGCTCGGTTGGGGATTCCACAAACAACGGTGTCCGACTACCTTCGCGGGGCGAGGGTCATCGATGTTGAAACGTTGGCGCGCCTGTGTGAGGCTCTCGACCTTGACATGGTGCGGGTGATCGAGTTCGCGGTCAACTCTCTAACTGAGGCATAGCGCCGGCGAGCAGCCGACCGATTGTTGCGGCTGGTGCGTTCATCTGTTCAGGGAGGATGTGTGAGTACGTTTTCTCTGTCGTCTCGATCGACTCGTGGCCGAGCCTTCGTTGGACGACGAACATGGAGTTGCCGTCCGCGAGGAGCCAGCTCGCGTGAGAGTGACGCAGGTCGTGGATGCGAGGCATCTTCCGTATCGGCTCCGCGGCGGGTGTGCGGTCCCAGATGCCACCGGTACGGGGACGGTAGGCGTCTCCGGTCCCTCTCGTCTTATCGAAGGCTGCCAGCCCGTTAGCGAGGCGTCTAGCGGGGTTCCACACCTCGAGGTAGAAGTGGGAGTGGTTCACCGGTTTGCCTGACGGGGTTTCGAACAGGTACGTCCGACCCATGAGGGGCACGAGTTCGTGCGCCAGGTCGTCATCGAACGAGACAGTGCGACGCGAGCGGGAGGTTTTCGGCGGCCCGATGTACCACCCGTTCTCTTTCGAGGACTTCCACGCCTTGGAGACATGAAGGGTTCGGGCCTCCAAGTTGATGTCGGCGGGGGTGAGTGCCACTGCTTCACCCCATCGGAGGCCGGTTGCAGCCAGCAGGTACACCAACGATTGGTAGTGCGGGTGAATGTAGGAGAGCAGGGTGGTGAATTCGTCAGGGGTGAGAAAAACATTCTCGGGGGTGACCGTTTTCTTGATCCGCGTTTTCGTGCACGGATTCCGTCGAATCAACTCGTCCTGAAGCGCGGACCTCATAAGGGACGACAGAAACCCGTGACGGTTCTGAATCGACTTCGACGCTGCGCCTTTGGCGGCTTGCTCGTTCACCCACTTGCTAACCAGTTCGGCCGACACCACCTCAAGAGGCAGGTCTCCGAACGCGGGAGAGATGTGATTGCTCATGAACATCCGGTAATGATCTGCCGTCTTGGGTTCAAGCCCGGATTTGGCGGCAATGAATGTGACGGCGTATTCGTCAACGGTGGGACCGTTGGCCTTGATGCCGCTACTGAGAAGTTTGACGGCTTCGGTGGGGCCGATCTGTCGGACGACACGCGCCCACTTTTCGGCCGCGTCAGAGCTCACGAACGACTTGGACTTGGATGAACCGTCGAGCCTGTACCGGACATCCCAGGAGACGGTTCCGTTGCGTTGCGGGCGGGGGCGCACCGTCGCCCCGAAGTTCGCTTTTGTGACCATTTCGACCTCTTTTACTGCCACAGGCGTGGCAGCGTGCCACAGCCAACTTCCGCTAGTTTACGCGGCCTGTGGCATCGGGACGTGGCATGGAACTCGTGAATCGCACTATCTGTCACAAAAGTGCTGGTCAGAACGCTACTAAATTGTGCCGGTGGTGGGACTCGAACCCACAAACAGAGTGCTCGCTGAGGGGTAAAACCGCTGAAACTCGCGGAATCCCAAACGCCCGAAACCCGTCAAAACCGGGAGAGTGTGGCACGCTGCCACACAATTACCCATTCCGTGGAGCCGCTCGCCCAGCTTTCCTCCAATTGGGGTCTCGCGTTGTGGTGCTGTCAGGGCCTACTATCTGGGGCATGAGTGAAGCTGAGCCGTCCACGCCCGAGGTCAAACCGAATGGGACGTTGCGGTTCCTCCTGATTGGTGGGCCGATTATCGCTGCCCTGGGACTAATCGTTGCTGTGGTCGTTAATAGCAATGCTCAAGGAGCCGATCTGACCGATGCTTACGGGGCCACATTGAGCGGCGGTGGCTTGGGGGACTTCTCCGGTGCTGCCGGCCTTCACGCGGCGGCTATCGGATGGCTGGTCGTCGGGTTGGTGGGCGTCGCCCTCCTGATTGTCGGGCTTGCGATACGGGCTGCGAAGAACTGACGACTTAACGACGAATCTCCCCCCAACCGCACCCGAAGGCGGTTGGGGGGATTCGCTCGATCGTGTTACGGCTTTTTGATGTACCCCGCGAGTGACGCACCGAGAGCGACGACGCCGGCGTAGACGACCACGGACCACGTGCCCGCGAAGGTCAGTAGCTGCGGGGTCACTGCGGCGAGGGCCGCAACAACGACGGTCAGTGCCACACCAGTTATGGCGGCGGCTTTCACCTTCGGGTGGACAGGGTTTGGTACTGGTGTTGGGGTTGTCATTGTTTCTCCTTCGTTCGGCGGGCGTTCTTTATTTCTTCCCGACTCAACGTGCGGTCGAGGTCTGTGGGCCACGGGCCAGGATCTAGACCATGTTCGGAAAGGTCACCGCGGAGGCGGGACGCATACTCGAGGGCTTTCCTGCGGGCCGAGTCGTACCGGTCGCGTTCCGTGACGGCTTTCTGTCGTTGCGTTTCCGCACTGGTGTCTCGTGCCCGATCCCGTGCAGCTCGCCCGGTGATCTGCCTGTACACACCACGTGCTATTGCGGCACCAATCGCGGGACCGCCAACCCATTCCGCCAACGTCACAAGAGTTTGGGCAACGTCAGTGCTGCTCACAAGTCACCCCTGTTTCGGAATGTGCGAAGGCCTGATTTCCAGATAACGGATTGTGAGCATGAGGGCGAATGCGGCACCGAAACCGAAACCGGCAACAGTGCCACCCAACGCAACAACGATCACCAAGAAGATGAACCACCCCACCGTGAGTGCCACAATTCCGGCGCGTTCCACCCACTGGAATGGGAGGGGGACGAACACCCCCACTGAGCCGAGTATCCCCCCAACGGTGAGGAACACCCCGAAGATGAGGGTTGCGCCGAAGCCGAGGAGGTCGGAGAACTTGATCGGTGGCATGAGGATGATTGCAACACCGACGACGACGAGGAGGGCGTAGACGAAGAACTGCAACAGGCGTGTCACACGTGGTTCACGGATGAGGTAGAACCATCCTTTGATGGTGTTGCCGATCCGGTTCATGGGGCGATGATCTTCGTGCGTACCGCGGCGGGCAGGTTGTTGATTGCGGTGATGAGTGCGGTTTGGTCTGCCGCCTCGAGCTTCCCGATCGCGGCGAGCTGGTCGAGGACGGGTTGCAGATTCGTGGAGCTCGAGCTACCCGTCACGACTGGGGCGGTAACAAGTTTCCATGCCGCATAGTCTTTGTTCCAGTCGGCCTCAGCAACCGGGTACACGCTCAGGCGACCTGCCGCATCTTCGGCTTTGATCGCATTGATTTCGTTGTTGCCAGCAACCCGGTAGGTGAGGGTGGCAAAATCTGCGACCCGGTATTGGGAACCCCCGCCAGCGTTCGACCAGAGAATGATGTATTTGTCCATGTCGCGTTTTCCAATCGGTGCAGTGAGTGGTGTGACAGTTCCGGTACCTGATGTGTCGGTACCGGTCAGGGTGTAGCCCAAAAAGTTGTCGGTCCAGTACAGGAGGGATCCGCCGACCTGACGTGCGCGGGCAGCCAATGTCATGGTGCCGATGACGCCCCAATGGATTTTCCCGGCAGCATCGGTGTAGTCGGATGCGACACAATGCACACCGTCGCCGGTCGCGAGCACAACGTCACCGGAACCGCCTGCACCGGAGAAGAACACCGGGTAGTTGGCGGGCGCGTGTGTTGCATGCTGGTGTGCGGCCCCAGCGTTTCGGCCGGCGATCGCTGCTGTGAGCGCATGCTGCAGTACCGGGTTGCCGTCAAGGACCGCATTGCCGACAGCGACCAGGCATTCGCCGCGGATGTTGGTGTGCGTGGCGAGCATTCGTGATGCGGCACCGGACGGGTTCAGGGAAGTCATGTCGTCCTTAGATTGGGAACTTGAACGAGATCATCAGCACGGAGCCTGTGGTCCATGTTCCGGGGACGGTGGCTGAGCAGGCCACTTGGGTCAGATTGGTGCCTGCTGCGTTGAGGGCGCGGGCGAAGATGCTGCCTCCCGCGGTGACAAGGCAACGCAGATCGAATAGTGAACCGATTGTTGCCCGCCCGTTCGCAAGCTCGGCGGTGATGGTGTTCGTGGGGGTGAGTGGTGGTGCGAAGGAAATGTCTCCGGTGACGGCGGTGGTTGAACCGAACACGACGTTGATGGTGCCTGCGCATTCCCCATCGGATATCCAATATTCACCAGTTATGGTGCCGTTGCCGAGGGTGAGTCCGGTGTTGATTGCGGGGGTCCATGAGACTCGTGCTTTGCCGGTGTTGGCGATCGCGGATGCACCGGAGCCGGAGGAGGGGCGCGGGTTGGCACCAATCTCGACTTGTGTTCCCGCGGTCTCCCACGCAATCTCTGGGGTCAGATCGATGTAGGTTGCGACACCGCCGACGAAGTAGCGGAAGTACACTCCCATGCCGTTGACGATGGGCCACGTGTACCCGACCGCCCGAGTGATAAGGGGGGTGATGACTTTGCCTCGGTAGTACACCTGCTGTGTTTGGTCAATCAGGCCGAGGAGGGCGTCGTAAACCCAGATGGGGTCACCGACTTTGATGTCCGCGCTGATGTCGTAGGTGGTGGCATCCAAAGTGAGTTCGCGTCGGATCGCGTTGAACAAACCCAACTCGGTTGTGGCGAAAGCTGCCGCGTTGGCGGGGTCAACCTGACCGATGTCGACGGTGCGTTTCATGACGAGGGCGTTGCCTTGCCCGTCGAAGTAGGGAGACGTTCCGGTGGCTGTGGCGACAGCGGCCGCACCGGAGGCGGCAGTGCTGGCGACAATGATTTTGGTGGAGTAATCGTCAAGGTCACGGTTGAGGTTGATGCCGCCTTGGACACCGGTGACGTTCAGGTCACGCCCTGACTCACCTACTGTGCGAACGATGACCGCTTTGGGGGTGGCGGCGTAGAGGACCGACGCCAACCCTGCATCCAAAGTGAGGTTGGGGTTGGTTTTCCATTCGCATCCGAGCGCGGCGGTGATGACGTTGATCGCATCCGCAGGAGACGACAGGTAGAAGGTTTGCGCGACCGTACCAGCCGGGGAGGTCACCGACCCCGCTGTCAGGGCTGGGGGGCGTAGTGCGGTGATCCAAGCAGCCAGGTTCTGGTTCGCGGTGATCGCGGTTTCGATGAGGTTGCCTTTGTTGTCCTCATCGGAAAGCCATGCTGCAAGTCCAACCCCGGTCATGGTGAATTCGTTGGGTTGTGCCCGGTAGATGCCCGTGTATTTGGAGAGCCCCAGTATGGTGGCGTCGCTGTAGTTGGCTACATCGATATGTGTTTTGGTGATGATGATGTGCCCGAAGCCGACCTTTTCGACGTTGAGGGTGTCCAACATTTTGCGGGGAATGTTCGGGGACAGGGGCAGCGACCACTGCCCGACACCCATCAGCCGTTCGGTAACAGTCACCTTGCTACGACCGTGACCTTCTCGTTCTGGGCAGCCATGTACTGGTAGATCAGAGACTGCGGAGTTTCAAGGCCCGTCGCGCCCGCATATCCGGGCACAATCCCAATGCAGAAGTCGTACCGGCTCGTGGCTGCGTTCGCGATAATCCCAGAACCGACAATGGTCGGGTCGAGTGTCCCACCCAACGAGCTACCCATCACCCACGCCCACGTTGGTGTACCGAACGTGCTCACGAAACGCTGACCAGCCGTGAGGGCGCTTGCAGTGTAGGCCGGGCCGACGTTAACACCCCACGTGTAGCTCGAGTTGCGCATCGTCACCACACCATTGACCGTGCGAGCACCCCGCCGAAGTGTGAGGTCAACATTCACCGCGAACCGTGAGGTCGCAAGAACTGACTTCGCATCCCATGTGAGACGGATCGCAACCTCTTCCGGGCTGTTGCGCAGGACCACAAAATTGGTTGGTGCAAGGTTGAACGACGTTCGCCCACTACCGCCAGCATTCGTGGATATCGACCACTCGCCGTAGTCAATCCACGCCGACGTTCCCGAATCCCATGCAGCGAACTCAAACGCATACGCCGAAGTCGTCGGGGTCTTCCGTACCCTGACGAGACCGTTGTTGATCTCCCACGATGATGGAAGGTTCGCGACCTGCCGACCCGTTGCCACCGCACCTGCAACAGTAGAGGTGACTCCCGTCTTCAGAACGCACGCGTTCTGGTACCAAGAAGAGGGAGGCAGATAGAAGGCTGGGCGTGAGTTGTAGAGCGTGTTCCCCGCATCAGAAAAGATGGACACGTTGCCGTCAGCACCTACCCGCGTGGTAGTCGTGGGCGTGACCACGCCGTTGTCATAGCCTGAGACGGTGGCCCTCAGCCCATGCCACGGAACAGTCGTCCCAGTCACAATGCCGGAGGCGTTGGCACGTAGCGCACCCAAGATCACCGATTCAAACGACGGTGAAGCGAACCCTTGAACCCGCGTCATAGAAATTGAGAAGTCGTAAACGCCGGCGAACTCACCATCCGAATTCGCGGTGATCGACGCCGCCTGGATCGTATAGAACCCGTTGATCGATGGGCGGTCCGCCCACGTGACCGGAACGAATTCCTCATCGGGAGAATCCACATACCCCATCAACTGCTGGCGGATCGTCTGCGCATCAGACAGGGAACCATAGTTGGTCTGCCCAGTGATCGTCACACCCTGACTGGAACTGTCATCCCAACCATTGATCGAGCTGATATCGATGTCGAGACCAACACGTCCCACAGTGAAGTTCGTCACTTCAACGCCCTGTCATATTTGCGAACCGTTGCTGCGACCGTCTTACCGTCCAGTTGTAGGTAAATCGTTTCCGTCACTGACTGGGTTGCCGCCAAAGGTGACGAAGCCGCAGCGGGAACATAGGTGGGTGATGGGCTGCTCAACGAACGGGCCATGTCACCACCCGCATGCATGAACTCGAGCACGGCACGGTTCGCTGGCTTCGCCGTCGCTTCGGCATCAGTCACGAACTCCCTACCGTGCACAACACCAGCGACAGTGTTGACGGGGAGGTAACCGGTGAAACCACCCGACCCGAAAGTGCCACCCCGCCCAGTACCCGAACCCTTCCCGTTCAGATCTGGAAGACCCGCCCGCTGGTTGATAGTGAACACAGTCCTCAGTTGCGCCTGCAAAGCAGATAGAGAAGCGACGGCCTGATGCGTGTCAATCGTCACCGTCGTAGCAATCTCAGCCGGCGTCGCCAGAACAGACGCAACGTAATCGTCAGCCGCAGCCCCCGTCAGCCCATACTGCGCTGCCGCGGCGTAGAGGGCTGCGGAACCAGCGGTGAGAGCCGCGGACGCATCCTCCTGGTTGCCGGTCTGCGTGTAAATCGCGGCTGCGGCCGCATTGGCTTTCTGCGCGATCGCATCCAACGCCGCCTGGTTATCGCGACCCGCCTGCGTGTTGATGTCAAGGGTCACACCGTTCGCCTTCAACGACGCTGCAGCATCATCGACCGCCTGCTGGAAATCGCGTTGTGCGGAACGAGAGTCCAACGTCGTCTTACCGAAATTGTTGAGCTGGTCAGTCAGGTCAGAGATTGACCCGTCCGCATTCTGTGCCGAAGCCGAAACGCCATCGAGGGAACCAGCGACAGTCTTCCCGTTCTCGGCGGCTTTTGCGTCCGCGGATGCTTTCTGCTTCGCGACGTTGATGGAGTCCGCGACGAACCCAGAGTTGCTGTTGATGGCCTGTGACAGCAAATCGAACTGCGCCTGAACGGTCGTGGTCGTCTGCCCCGTTGCCGAGGCTGCTTTCTCGACGGCACCAAAGTTATCACGGTTGGTATTCAGATCATGGTTGAGTGCCTTCAGCGCAGGCCCGTTTCCCGACGCCGCATCGGTCACCTTTTTGAGGCTGAACCCATACTGTTCAGCTACATCGAAGGCCGACCGTCCACTATCGATGAAGCCCGCGATCATGATGTGCTGCGCCAGAGTATTCTCGACCGACGCGCGGGTCGATGCGGTGATTTTGTGCGTGTTCGCGTCGAGAGTTTCACCGTACGCTTCGGTCTTCGCTGTCGCGTCCGCGTTCGCCTGCGATACCGCTGCGAGGATCAGTACAAGAGCGGTCGCGGCTACTGCGACTGTCCCTATCCCGATGGCTGCCGCTCGTCCCGTTATTCCGAGATCCGCGATCGCCGCCTTGAAGGCCACAATCTTGGGAACCGCCGTCAACGCGCCACCACTAACCAAAGCCGTCACCGCGACGATCGTTCCGAGCGCCAAAGCCCCCTCAGCAACCGGTCGCGGAAGTGCGCTGATACCAGTCACCAGACCCGTTAGGTTCTGGGTCAACTGGCGAAGAATGTTGTTCGCCCCGGAACCACCCTCGATAATGCCCGTCTGGAACGCGGCACCCAACTTCTTGATGTCACCCTCAAGGTTGTTCATCTTCCCGGATGCTTGCTGCTGCGCGAACCCGGAATCGTTGACCGCTTTCGTCCAGTCGGAGATTCCTTTCGCGCCCTCTTTGTAGAGGACGTTCGCGCCAGCGATCGCACGAGACCCGAAGATGGTCGCGAGGGCGGCGTTGCGTGCCTCCGGGGACAACGCACCCAGCTTGTCTTTGAGCTGGCCGGCAAGGTTTGTGATGCCGACGAACTGCCCGGACGCGTCGTACAAGTTGATGCCAAGGTCCTTCATGTCCTTAGCGGAATCCGCGGCAGGGTTCGCGAGCTTTAGCAGCATCTGCCGCAAGTCCGTGCCTGCGGTCTCACCGATCAGGCCCGCGTTGGCGAACGCCGACAGGGTACCCACCGTCTCATCCAGCGACACACCGAACTGCGCAGCAACCAGACCACCAGACTTCAGCGCCTCACCAAGATCCTGCACACCACCCAGCGCCTTATCGGCACCCGCAGTGAGGAGGTCCGCAACGTGGGGGATGTCCTTGCCTTTCAGCCCGAACTGGGTCATCGCAATGGTCGCGATCTCCGTCGCATCCGCAACATCAATCTGCCCTGCCGCCGCTAACTGCAACGCACCCGGCAACGCCCCACCAAGAATGTCCTTCACCGAAATTCCGGCCTTGACCATCTCAATCTCAGCATCCGCAACCTGTGTTGCGGAAAACCCGATCTTCTGCCCCGCGGTCAACGCGGCTTGGGTGAGGTCCGCCATGTCCCCGGCTGTCGCGTGTGACAGGGTTTGAACCTGCGACATTTTCGCGTCGAAGTCCGCGAACTCCTTGATCGCAAGCCCTACCCCAACAGCAGCCACCGCACCGATGGCGAGGAACGCGGTGCCGATCTTCTTCGACGCTTCACCCTGAGCGACCGCTGCTGCGGCTGCTGCTGCCTTCTGCTGAGCGAGGGACGTAGTGAGCTTCACCGTGCCGACACGGGCGGCTTCCATGCCTGCCTGATAGTTGGAGACAATCGCTGTGAGCCGAACTGTTTCGACGCGTTCGGTCATGGCGTCTCCGTTCGGGTCATTCGTTCAGTTCGACACCCCACAGGTGACCGGCACGACTGATGGGTTTCTTCGACTTCGCATCCAGGGGCGTGTAGTACGCGTCCTGGCGGTTGGCTATGTCTCGCGCGGCGAAATCGACCCGTGGTTTGGTCGGGCCGGTGAACTTGCCCTCATTCGCGGGATCGGTTGCCGCAGACATGGGGATGCCGTGTGAGCCGAGGTCACGCTCGAGCTCCTCATGCGCCAACAGCAGCGCCACCTGGTTGGCGTCGAATTCGGGTTCCCGAACAGTGAGGGCACTGATGACCCGGCCGGCTTCGTCATACGTGTAGGTCGTGAGTTCTTGCGGTTCCCAACCCCAGAGACGCTTCGGGGCGACGCCGAGCTTTACTGCTAGCTGGAGGCGGCGGCGGAACCGGTGAGCGCTTTTTTTGCCGCTTCCACCGCCTGCTGCGGGCCGTACTGGTTCAGGTTGAACAGGGCATCGGTGATTCGCTGGAACGCGTCACCGTCGATCGCTTTGAACAGCGACCGCCACTCATCGACACGGCCTCGCGTCTTCGGCGGGTCGACACGCAACTCCACCTCCGTGTCACCTTCCAAACGGACGCCGCACAACGGTGCGACACCCATCGTCATGGTGCGAATGTTGTACCCGTACGCCCGGTCAATGAGGACGGTGGGGCGGGCAGGGTAGTTGTCGCACTGCGCTGCCCACTCGAACGCATCCATCTTCTTGAACCGGAACACATACAACGTCCCGTTCAACAGAATGTCGACATCCTCGAACGGGATCGGGGCGGTTTCTTGGGTTTTCAGGTCGTCTTCGAAAGACATGGTTTTCTCTCCACCGGATAGGTCACCGGAAGTTTGGACCTGCCGCGCGCTCCGGTGGGGACGCGCGGCAGGCGATCAGGATCAGGCGGCGACGGTAGCTTTGCGCTGCGTGGCGGTCTTGAAGTACACGCCCTGAGTGATCGTGTCGAGACCGTTCTCCGTGGGCGCGTCAGGGGCCTGCACGCCAAGCTGGAAAGTGATCACGTCCACGACATCAGCGATGGCGTACACGGTTCCGTTCGCGATGTGACGACGGACAACGAAGAACCCGAGGAGACCGGCCGTGAACAGCACCGCGGCAGAAGCTGCGTCGGTGGAGTCCACGTACTTCAACGTCAGTGTCTCTGTCGTCTTGCCGGGGGCGGAGAGGTCCTGGACGAGGGTGAGTCGCTTGTCTGGGACTTCGGCCTGCGTTACCCCGTAGTTGAACCCGTCGCTGGTGAGGCTGTAGGTGACATCCTTCGCGGTGCCACCGTTCAGGATCGCCGCAGACAACGGGTTGGAACCGGAGGGGACGTAGGTGATGGTCCACAGACCATCGGACTGGAAAGATGCGGGGATTGGATCGAGTGCCACGATGATGCTCCTTTTTATGAGTCCAGCGAGGAACCCGCAGGACGGGGTACCCACGGGATGTGGGTAGTCAGTGGAGTGAAGGGCTACGCCTTCACGGTCGAGAGAGTGAACTCGGTATCGCTGAAATACAGCGGCGGTTGGATCGAATCGTCCGACTGCACCTCATGGGCGAGCGTCAATCGGATTCGCGAAGGACGCCGACCCTCAGCAGTCACAACAGCGCCGATGAGTTGTGTGCATGCGGCGGACAGGATCGCCCGCACACCATCCGGCGTGACAGACACCGCACGAACCGTGTACACAAAATCGGCATCCGAATCGCCCTGCTGCGGGAGCGTGAACCTCCCCGAGGTGAGAGTGTCAGGCGCGCCACCGAACAACACCAGATAGGTGTCACGAATCAACGCCCCCGACGCGTCCCGGCGGGCCGTGTCAAACACCTTCGATGACAGGTTCACGCCCGCCTTCAACTGGGTTTCCACCGCGGCGTAATGTTCTACGATCACGACGTGAGCCCCTCAGTCGCGATCAGGAGACCCCGCTCGTAATCACCAATGTTCAACGCCAGCGCGAGACGGTCGTTGTGCTGAGGTGAGGCCGAAACCCCACCGGGGGCATCCTCAAGGAAACCGAGAGCACCTTGCGACTTCGCGAGGTTCGGGCCAGCGACAGCGCTTATCTCACCGTTCGTTCCCAACTCCATGTCGTAGTCGATCGAGTTTGGGTAACGTTTCGCGTGCTCCGGGTTCGACACCGCAGCAGCTTTCTGCCACGTGTCTTTCACGTTCCGAATGGATATCTCCGTCGCCTGCCGTACCCGATGCACCGCCTCAACCGGAACGGTCCCCAGATCCGCGGAGAGCTTCAGGAGGTCGGAGAAATCCATGCTCACCGAATCGGCCATCAGGACACCTCCGCCACGGGGACACGCAACGCTGTCGTCTGACCTGCCGCACCCAAACCCCGCGCACGATAGATGCGACCGACAAGCCCCGCGTCAGCAGTGGAGGCATCCACCCGAATGAGGACATCCTTGGCAATCCCCGTGGTCCCCGAAGGGAAATGCACCTCAAGTGCCTGCACGGCAGCCGCCTGGGTGCCCTGCTCATGCTCGCGAACGATCAGGGTCGGATATTTCACTCGCGCAACACCCGTGTACACGTCCACCGTCGTATCTACGTCCTCGAACGTGACAGGATCCACGACAGTTGTCACGGTGTAGGCGGTGACCTCTTCCTTCATCCGCGAATCCGCTTGCCTGCGACCCATGCCGAGAACACCGAGCAGCATGCTCATGCGGAGTGAACCATCCAAGAGGTGGTCCCGTACGTGTTCTGAAGGTACGAGATGGTGAACGCCGAAGGTGTCATCCCCGAAGACGCCCCACCGTCAGCCCACGCGGCTTTGAAATCATCAAGGGCGATCGAACTGAGACCCCCTGCGGTCAGACCGATGCCAGCCTCCACAGTCATCATCGACCCCGACACGAGGGCACAGTTGATGCTCACCAGATCATCGGGGGCCTCGTCTAACCCCCAACTGATAGTCACATCGAGCGGCCAGTTACCACGCACGAGAATGGCATCTTCGAAACGTTCCCACCGCACATCGACGCTCTCGCGCTGCACAGAATCAATGGAACGAATGAAGCCTTGGGGTAGGTTCACCCGCCCAGCAACCGGGTACACGCGGTACGTCGACTGCTGGGACGGGTACACCTGTGAATGCATCAGACCACGCATGATTCCCGCCGCCTGCACGAGGAGGAGGGTCACCCAAGCGGCTTCGTCGTCGGTGAAGGTTCGCTTCATCGCGACGGCGAGCTGATCGGAGGTGGCGAATGCATCCATGATCGTTAGACCAGGAGTCCGCGGATCTGGCCGTGCGCACGCTCGTTGCCGTACTGCAGCCCGATCTCGCCGTAAATCTGCGACTTCGAAGCCGAGCCGGTCTTCGCGAGGTCTTCCTCGAACAGGACACCCTTGCCGGGGATGTCGAGGAACACGGGGGCAACCTGCTCGAGCGACACAACCGCGATCGCGTCCGGGGGCAGGGCGCGGTCGATGACCACGTTCAGCGTCCCGAAGTTGGTCACGATCTTCTCGACCGCGACACCACCAACAGTGCCCATCACGGCACCGGTCATGGCCCCGTATGCAGCCGCGTACGCCTTCGTGAGGCCCCGCTTCTGCCGAGACGAGCAGAACAGTGTCGCGGTCTCCTGCTGGGTGATGCCACCGTTGTCGAAGATGGACTGCAGGAGGGTGTCAACGGTGTCAACATCCAGCGCAGTCTTCGCAGGAACGACGGACACCGTTGCGGTGCCGACGACGATCGCAGCACCACCGGAGGTGGCCGCAACCTTGAACGAAACGGTCGTGGAAACCGACTGCACGTAGTAGATGCGGTCACGACGGATCGTGGTCGACACACCAATGTCGGTGAAGGCGAGCTTGTCGCCAACAGAGAACGCATGCGTGCCCGTGATGGTGTCCGTCGCCGCCGAAGCGGCAACAATCTCACCCGTGGCGACACGGTTCGTCAGCAGGGACGGCAGGAGGCCGGCTGTCTGGCGTGCGGTCGTGTTGTCGGTCGGCTTGACCTTCTTCCCGTGCCAGAACGTGTAGTTCACGTCCAGCGCGATCGTCAGCAGGGCGAGGGTGGTCTGGTGACCGTGCTCGTCAGCGACCGGGTTCGGGATGCCGTCGTTCGACTGGAACGGTGCCGAGCCTGCGGTCGCGTACTGACCAGTTGCGGCCTGCTTCGTGTACGAGGTCGAAACGGCCTCGTGGAAGATCTGGGTCACGTTCTCCACGTTCGCGCGGATACGCTCTTCAGCGGTCGGCGCGTCTGCACCCTCAAGGCGCTGGCGAATCTCCGGCGAGCGAAGGTCCTCCGTCTGCCATTCGAACGAGGTGGAGAGGGTCTGCTTGCCACCCGAGAGACCACCCGATGCGGAAAGCAGGGGGGTGTCGTGGGGGGTGAGGGCGATGAGTTCGCCGTGATAGTTCGGAAGACTGAATGTCGTCCCAATTCCTGTGGTTCCTGACATGGGTTACCCTTTCTGGGCTTGTGCAGCTTGCTGCTGCTTGAGAGTTGCTACGAGTGCGAAATTGCGTGCCGCGGTTGCGGCCGCAATGGCCTCTTCGAACGATTCCTTCGGCTTCGGCGGGGCACCGGCTCCGCCATCACCGCCGCCTTCGAATCGGGGCTGGTTGCCAGCCGCGAGGTATGGGCGTTCCTTCAGGAGTTTGGTGATCGCTTCGGTGAGGGCGTCAGAATCGATGTCGCCGTTGTCGTCAACGTCGAAGTCGTTCGGATCGATGAAAGCGACCGCATCGGCAGGGTTCGCCAATTTGGTTGCGGCGGCGAGTTTCAGTGCACTCGTCGCGAGTTTCAGGTTTGCCGCTTTCGTTGCTGTGGCTGCGCCGCGTTTCTCGGCTTCATCCAGGGCTACTTGTTCGGCTGGCTTGTCCTTGTTCGCCAGTGCGGCTTCTGCCGCCTCAGCGCGTAGCGTTGCAGCCTTCGCGGCCTCCCTTGCGGAGGTTCGTTCAGCCTTCATACGGTCAAGGGCTTGCTTGCCTGCTTCCCGCAATTCCGCTTCCCCGTCAACGGGTTCGACAGGGGTTGCGGGGGTTACGGGTTCAACGATCGGTTCAACGACCTCTGTCGTTGCGACGGGGGCGACTGGTTCTGGCATGGAATTGCTCCAAGGGGGTTGAGCAGCGTTGCGCTGCGGTTTCTTCCGCCAAAAAAGGGAGCGGAAAGTGTTAGGCGAGGTAGCCGTATTTGGTGAGCAGCTCAACCCACCGGGAGGGGCTGCCGTTGGCCATGATGGCGAGCTGTTCTGGCATCAGCCGGACGCTGATCGTCCGCGTGTAGGTCCCCGCCGCGGCGGCAGCGTCAACGCGTGACTGCTCGGACTTGAAGAACTGACTACGGGCAGTGACCTTCGTCGCATACACCTGCAGCGGCGAACCGTCCGCCTTACGTCCGATAGTCAACGGGGTCAAACGCCCGCGACTCGCAGTGATAGGAACCTTCACCCCACCGAGAGTGCGACTGTGACCCGTGTACCCGATCCCGTAAGCGGAACGGCGAGCGTTAACCACCTTCGCAACATCTGCGCCCTGCCTGATCGCCTCAGCACCAGCCTTCGTGAACACACGGTCCTGATCCGCAGCAGACAAGGATTCGAAGTACGCCTCCGGGTCCTCATGGAAACCGCCAGGGACCTTCGATGTCTCTTTGCCCTGAAACTCGATCGGGCAGGTAGAGCAGCAACAATGCACGTGACGTTGAAACGCTGTCTCCGTAGCCGAATAGGTTCCGGCGAGGACCGCACACCTCGAGCATGCGGTACCACCGATGACGCGCACATATTTGGTGTAACCCTTACCCGCGGATAGGACCTCATCCGCATTGCGGGCCATATCCTGCAACGCACCCGAAGCAATGATCGACAGGAACGACGCCCCCGACTGGAACGCATTCGCGGCAGGGACACCTTTGCCGATCAGTTCCTTCGTCGTCGTCACCGCACCGTAAAGGGCAGGCGCAACCTCACGCCCATCACCCATCACATTGGTGAACGCCTGCGGAACAATCCGGGTCGGCGGGGGGACGAAACTATACGAGCGGTCCAACGCGGCAATATATGCGGGCGTCAGCTCGGCTGCGGCGAACTGCGCAGCACCCACCAGTCGGGTCAACTGCGGGGCGACCCGAGCCCACGACCCGTCAAGGTTGTTGATATCCATCTGCGACCACAGCGCCGCCACCCGTTTCGCGAGCAAGCCACTGATGCGGAGCAGATCCGCGCGATGCGCGAAAGCGATCTCAGACTGCAGCGACATCCGCAGTAGCAGGATCGGCAGGCGGGGTCTCCGAGTTCAAAGCCGCGTTGACCCCGAAGGACAGGTTCTGTTCGGATTCCTTCTCGATCATCGTCTGAATGCGGGCCATGTCGTACGGGTCGATCCCATCGAGTTCCATCAAGTACTCGAGCGGGTAACCAATGGACTTCTTCTTCACCAAAGCGTCCGCCAGTTGCGACTCTGAAGTGATTTCAGGGTTCATCCACACCATTGTTGAGAGACGGACCTCCTCCGCAAGTTTCGTGTCACCCCCAGCCAGAGCAACCAGACGGAAGTACTCACGCATCTCCGGTGTGGCGAAGGTTTGGAACTCAAGTTCCTTCTTCACCAAACCAATTTCGGACGCCTTCAAACCATCCGCATTCACATTCGACATACCCGTTTTGGAGATCAGGTACGTCGGGGGCGTGCGCGTCTGGGAGAAAATGTGCCCCACGAGAACGTCGATGACATCGGTGAACACATCCAACTTGGCCGCATCCCACTGGTCGATGGATGCCTTATCGCCGGAGAAAACCGCGAACCGTGTCGCGTTCAGCTCCTGCATGGTGACCTGTTCCTCATGGAACGTCACACCGTCGTCATGCATCACCTTCCGCATAGGCGGTGCCGCGCCCAGAAGCACCCGTCCGGGCATTGATGCGTAGTCGGCGGAGAAGAACAGGTACGCCCACAACAGGTTGATGGCGTTCTGTTTCGGAATTACACCCTCGATCTCCGAAACGGGCTCACCGCGAAGCATCGGCCTGTTGGGTACCTCCACGATGGGAACAACACCCATCGGGTTCCTCAACGGCCACGGCTCGGTCGGAACCTCACGCGGAGTCCACGTACCCCAAGCACCGAAACCGTGATTCTCCATCTGCACCGACTGCGGGTACATCTTCAAAGCGATCTGGTTCCTAGGGCGCTGGAACTTCCACAACTCTGTTGCCGTGTACAGGTTCGCGTATTCGTGGGTTTCATCGACCCACGTCTTCAACGCGGCAGTCCGTTTTCGGGGGTTCATCCAGTCGTATTCGATCTCCACATTCGACGGGTGCTCCCACGTCGTCTCAGCGTCATCACCCCACACCAGAACGTAGGAACGCTTCGAGTTGAAAGAGGTGATGAAGCCCTGCGATGACTGCGCATCCATCTCGTTGCGGTTCCACGTGTCCCACAGGTCAGACGCCCGCTTCAGGGTCGCCGTGTCCCGAACCATCGGGTCATCGCCCCGCAACTTGATGCCGGTCAGCTTCGTCCGCTCACCGATCGCATTCGTCACTGACGCACACCAGTTATCCGAAAACTCTGTGTACCGACCGCCCACAGTTTTCAACCACTCATCACTGGCGAACTGCAACTTCTGGTCACCCTTGTAATGACGCTCGAACATGTCAATCTGGTCGCGCCGGCCGGAGAGCCGCCAATACATTTTCGTGATCAGAGCAATAGCGGCAGTGGAGTCCATCGGTGCTCCCTCGCTACATGATCCATGCGTACTCTGGATGGTCGGTTTGGAAGTCGCCTGCGGCGATCGCATCCATAGTTGCTTCGTGCGCCAGATCGGAAGACATGGCCTGGTCGATCTTCTGGTGATCAGCCCCGTACGGTTTCCCGAGCACGTACCGCCCGGCGGTCTTCGCGACCATCACCGCATTGGTGATGTGTGTGCGGGTCACCTTGTCGCCGTCATGGGTGAAGCGGCTGTCCGGGTTGCGGATCGCGGAACGGAACTGCTCCAACGACGCATGCATGGGGGAGAGGCGAGAACACGACCACGGGATGAAAACCTTCGGCCCGTACTTCGCCGCCCACTCCGCCAACTCGGTACGCCACGAATCATCATCAGCAAGTGCCGTGTCATCTACCGCACCCATCGCGGAACCGGCCGGGTCAATGTACGCCCGCACGATCTGGAACTCACTGGCGATGAAGTCAATCGCGGAACGAACCTCGCCGCGGGGAATGAACCCGCCGAAGTTCGCGGGGTCCCACACGGTCGGCCTCCGGTCACCACCAACGTTGTACGTCGGGGTGAACTGATACAAGTCGACGGTCTCGAGCCGAATACCGGTCCAGTCGTTGTTGTTCGACAAATCCATGCCGAGCGCCACCGCCGTACGCGGCTGCACGGTGATGGGCGTCTTCGCCGTTTTACCGTCCCACTCAACAGGCGTCACCCATTTACCGGAACCGGCCACCAGATTGTTGCCGAAGAACCGTTCCGCGTCCGCAGGGTCCTTCTCCATCATCTCCGACGCCTCAGCTTCGATCGAGCTAATGTCCACCCACGGTGAACCCGCGTAGTTGAAGAGGAAAATCTTGCGTCGGTCCGACTTCAGATCGAATCGAAGCTCAGGGGGTGGTTGGCGGAAATCACGGTTGACATCGACGGCTTGTGATTCGTGGGTGCGCTGCGCAACGGAATCCTGCGCCGGATCCCACGCGTTCGTGGTCTCGATCGCACGCCCCGACATGCCCGCGAGACCCTGCCGTTGCTTCTTCGCCAAGTTATGTCCACCATTGGACGCCAACCAGATCCCAGTCTCATCCTGCGGGACGAAAGTCACCCGCTGCCCGAGCCTCGAATTGCCCTTCGCCGTAACCACATCGATCCGACCACCGCCAGGCAGGCGAATGAACTCCTCACCCGTCTTCGGAATCACATCCGCCAACGCGCCGAGCTCAATCATCGGACGGAGCACGTCATACGTGTTGTCCGTCTGCGCCTCAGACGTTGCCGTGATCTGAATCAACGGTGTCGCCCACGGGCGCCCCATCGGCTCGCCCGGTTCGTACTCATACACGAAACCGCAACCACAGCCATGGTCGCGGCAGTCGTAAACCTCGCCACCTTTAGCCCAGCCTGCGAACAGGACAGGGCCGACACCCTCAGCACAGACGAACGCAGCAATCAGGGGAGACTTGCCCCACTTCTGCGCCCGAACCAACTGCGAACGACGGAACACGAACGCACCAGAACGCGGATTCGGTGGTCGAGACGGATCCTCCTCAGCCAGCGGATCAAACCGTGCCGTCGCCTTGACCAGATAGTGGTTGCCAACGAACGACAGTTGCTCGTTCGAGAGAATGAACGGCTTACCCGCATGGGTCGTATCCGGGGTGACGCAATGCGCCTCGATCCAAACCGGAACGATCGCAAGCGACTGGTCAGCCCGCACCGTTCAACGCCTTGAGACGCTCCCGAGCCGACGAAGCCGTTACGGGAGCAGAACGCTTCGCCTCGAGCTGATCCTCACTGAACTTCCACCGAAGAGCATTCATCCCAATCAGAGACACACCCAACTCGGCTTCCATACGAAGAACGGCAGTCTTCAAACCAGCCGCCGCATCAGCCTCGACCGACTCAAGAAACGCACGCACATACGCGGCGACCTGGAACTTCATGCCCAGTTTCGACCACATGAAAGCCTGCGGTTTCAGCCACAACTCTGCCCAAAGATCCTGCTCGGCATCCCAAACGTCTTCGGTCTCTTCGAAATCAGGCTCCGTGACCTTCTTGCCCTGTTCGAAATACGTGTCGAACTGGATCGCCTTGGGCAACGGGAACTCCGGCACGACACCGTTGAAGCCCTCGACCGGGAGAGTCGTCCAACCCTTGTCATCCGCCCGATCACGCCGCAAAGCATTCGGATCAGGAGCCGGACCAGACCTAGCGCGAGCACCACCAGAAGTCATTTGGATCACTCATTCCCCAGCATTGCGCTGTCGCCATTGCGGCGAACGGATATTCGAAACTCGGTCAAAAGGTCACGGCCTATGAAACGGTTTGAACCTGACAAACCAGACGTTTGCC